TGAAGAGGGATTAACTCATAACCCCATGACTGGCCTTAGTGAGCCTAACGAATGGAATGCTAAAAAATATAAGCAATATGTCACTGAAGAGATGGCTACCTCCGTTTCCGAGAATACGTGGGATGGCTGGATGGGAGAGCTAGAGGAGTTAGAGGATGAGGTGAGTATAGTACAAAGGAAACTAGAAAGCCTCGATAAAGATGTCAGAGAGGCCGATCCTTTGGGATATGGGCCTGCACATTTAGCCCAACAGTTTGTCCTTCCGATAACTAAAAAGATGCGTGAAAAAAAGGGACAGTCTATTCGTAGATCACGCCTTAATATTGACACTCCTGCCGAGGGGGTATCTACAGTTACTAATCCTAAAACAGGGATAACCTGGGCTATTCAGCTACCTGAATCCTCCGGGGGAACCTCCATGCAACAACAAAACCATTCTGTTACCCAACTACTTAAAGATGGGAAGGGGCCACAGAAAATAAGTGAGATAAAAAGTTTTGCCAGTATAGGAGCTGGTCGTAAGATGTTCCAAGGAAATAAGCCATCACGAGCCCATAAACTAATTAAGGAACGTCTCCCTAATGCCCGTATTCATCTTATCGATCCCGAACTTATTAGTTTGGCAGAGAATTATACGGAGGCTCAAGAGATCATAGCTCATCCTGTTGATGCTGCTGAAGCAGCCAATGTCCTTAATGTTATTCCTTCTGCTGAAATGAGAAACTCGGTAATGCTACAAATGAAAGATGCCGTAGCTCCGGGGGGATATGCGTATTTCAAGATACACCCTGGCTCCGAATCCAAACTGACACTTAAACAGGCTTTCGATAAAGGAGTATTATCATGGAAAGGAGAAGATGGTAAACTTAACGAACAACTATATACACAAAACTTAGAGCAGGGCATCCGACCTTCATCCAAGAGATACATCAAACAAACGGGAACTAACAAGTTCCAAATGAATCAGGAGCCTAGTTTTTATGTAGATGCCATTGCTAGACTCTTTGGTGCTGAGAACATCACTCGTAAGGGCTCTATTATCATAGCTAAAAAGGTCGCTCCTGCTGAACAGAAAGAGGAAACCTCAATCCGCCGTTCACAGATAGTGGTGGAAGATGCTATAGACGAATATGGAGACCCGGACTATGAAGCGGATGAGGCTTTAAGGAAGATAGCTAAAGACCAAGGTTTAGGAATAACGAGAGACCGGGAGATAAAGAGTGTCGCCAAAGATAAAGACGGAAATATTGTAGGGGGAACCTATACCTCTTACGACAACCAGAGCAAAACATACACTTTTGATGTGGTAGTAGATAAAGAAAGTGAAGGCAAAGGGGTGGGAAGCCAACTCTTAGATGATGTTGTAGAGATACCGCCTGACCTCCTTGATATGGAGCCTGATGCTAAACTTGAAGTAGATGTGGTTAGTCCTAAGATGGAAGCCATGTTAAAAAAGAAAGGCTTTAAGGTAAAAGAAAAGATAGGGGAACATACCATTATGATTCCCGACCCCTCAATCCGCCGTTCACAGATAAAGAGTCAGCCATTATTTGGGGATGCCTTAGACCAAGCGGCAATTGAAGCGGCCTCAAAAATATATGCAGCAAAGGAAAAAGACCTGTATAAAATAATAAATGATGCTACAGCGGTATTAAAGCGAGTGGGATCGCAACAACAACAAGGTGGTTTATTTGGCACCTCAAAAAAGGTAGGCAAGAAGGCTCCTACCAAAAAGCAGGTTGATAATGCTAAAGAAAGACTCAAGCAGGCTAAGAAAGATTTAAATGAGGGATTGCCATATAGAGAGGCGGAAATGGAAATAGACAAGGTTATGTTTGAGGAGTATGCTCAGAAGCCTAATCCTGCTGATCGTACCGTTCCTCAAGCAAAACTTGATGCCCTATATAAGAAACTTAAACTTAAACTAGTCAAAGGGAAAACTCCGAGGTGGGTTAAACTTGGTGGATACCTAGGTGGTAGATTAGGGGCTAAAGTATTTGGGTCCATCATGGGTACTAACCTAAAAGCTAAAAGCACCTATGCCGATTTGAAGTTTACACTGCGCAAACAAGCCCAAGCGGCACGAGCCGCCGCTAAGAGTACTGTACAGCAGGCACGAGTATGGCATAAGGTATCACAGAAGATGGAGAAAGCCTTAAGAGCTGAACTTCAAGAGACACTTACTACTCTAATGAAAGATCCTAATGTTAAGAACCTAAGCAAGTCAGTGGTTAAAGCCATTATGAATAAGTATAGGAACATGAACATCTTCAGCGAGAAGAGCCGTAATGGTTTTGTTGATTACTTAGAGAAGGTATTAACTAATGAAGCCTATAGGGCGCAATTAGATGAGGCATCTAAAGCTCTCAAGCAAATACGGAAGAACATTGCAGCAGCGAAGTTTGGCGCCGATGTATTGTTAGTAGCCGACATAAAGAGACTATTAGCTATATCGCCATCACTTATCCCTACTAGCAATCCCGCTATCTTTGAGGACTACTTAGCCCTTCTGAATGACTTAGCAAGTAAATCTAAAGTTATAGGCAATAGCATTCCTGAAACAAATGAAATTAAGGATCGCATAGAGATGCTAATGAATGAGGTGTATAATGAGGAGATGTTGGTTCAGGATCTAAGTAACAGATTTTATGAATATATAGGCAATACTGGAAAGCTGGTAACTGCCAAGGCTCTCACTAAGGGAGCATTGATACTAGCATCCCAAGCCGCTCTAAGCGAAAAAGGATATAGGCAGATACTTAAAGACATGAGAGAAGAAGGGCTTATATCTGAGTATGAAGAAAGCGTCATGCTGGTTCCAGAAAATAAAGCGTTGATAGTGAGTCGAGAACCTTCAGAAAAGAAAAGTGCTGAAGAAAAACAATTAGAACACGATGACGCCGTTTTAGATGTTCTTAATGCATTATCCGATGTGGAAGATGCCGTTAAAGATGAACCAGGGTTTTTTAATAGATTCCCGGAAGGGCATCAAAGAGATTTGGCTCGTCAGTTTGTGAAGCTAGTAAGAGATAATCAACTAGGAGTTATCCAAGATATGGCAGCAGGAGATCTAACCAATATGGCTAAAACGCTGAGGGCTCTTGGCAATGGGTATGTAACTAATGTAACGCAAAACTATACTGAAAGCATTCAGTCTGCTGTACGATCCCAGAAGTCATCTAGTGTTCTTCACAAAGCCGTTCTTAGACCTTTCGAAAAATATGTAAGCATCGTTAAGTCATTTATGAGTAGAGCAACAGGGAAAAAGGCTGCTACTATGTGGAGTGAGGCAGTACGCAGAAACCCTCTAGTCTATATCGACCAGACATTAGGATTAGGGATTGGTAATGCTATCTATAAGAATATGTTAGAGCCTATCGCTAGGGCATACTCTACATTCCAACATGAGAAAGGAAAACTTAATGCCGTATTAAAGCGATCTGAAACCACCTTGCGCCGTAGGTATAAAGATAATAGAGTTAGATTAGTGAAGGCCAAGTTTCGTATTCAAGCAGCCCTAATCCAACAAGAATATATTAACAATCAAGGCAACAAGGAAGTAAGTGGTGCTTTGGGGTTCTTAGAAGCCACCTTAGAGCAGGCTAAAAGTGTCCAGGGAAACATCTATTCTACTACTACCAATCCTCTTAATAAACTTCTTAGTCCTGCTACAGAGACTAATGAGCAGGCAATACAAGAGATTATAGATATAATGGAGGCGGCAGGTCCCAATCCTCAAGCCCAAATGGATGCTCTCTTGGCTGATATGGATGCTCCCGCATTGCAGGCTATGAAAGAGATATCAACTGTATACAACTCCATGCAAGATAAGTACATATACACAGCTACCCTAATTAGGGGGATGGAGGCACGACCACGCCGAGACTATGTTCACTTAAAAGTTCTTCACGGAGGAAAGAAGGTAGGTAAAGGGGTAGGAGAAGATAAGGTAAGCAAATGGAAACAGCGCACCCAAGGAAGCAGTAAGAGTGGTTTAGTAGAAGAACGAACCGGGGATGTAAGTGCCATCTCCTTAGATCCTTTTGCTAGTGCTCAAAGTGCCGTTAATCAAACTATGATGGATTATCATTTAACATCAGCTATGCGGACTACCAATCAGGCAGTAAGCAATATGGTAAGAGCTATTGACAACAAACTAAAATTACATAAAACATTAACTAAGGAAATACCTAAACTACGCAAACAAATTTCTGAAGCCATTGATCCTGTTGAGAAAAAGGGACTAGAGAATAGCCTCGCTGAAGCCGAAAAAGAGTTGGCAGACATTGATGTAAAGAGGCTTGAAAAGGAGAAGGAAGTCGCCTATGCGATAGACCAAGCTGTGGAAGCAGTAAATGATAATATCTTAGAGAATGAGATAATGGAATTAAATGCTTGGGACATTGCAGGAGAAGAACTCACTAAAGCGGGATATGTAGCTCTCTTAGCTGATCCAAGTAGGATGTTGGCGGAATACGTATCTAATGTAGCTGCGGCGGAGATAGCATTCAACAAACAGTTTAATGGAGGGTATAAACACCGAGGGGTGTATCGACACCCTGGTACAGGCTCTAGAATAACTTCAAACCTCGGAAGTAGCCAAATAGAAAAAATGTTCCCTGCTAATGACTTTGGAGGGGCGATGACTGAAAAGATATTGGATACGGGAACTATAGGACCGGGGACTATGCCTGAAGGTATGCTGGATACATTTAAGGAGATATATAATAGAATTGGCTTTAATATTGATGCCCCTTCACTAGGTCTTAAAGATAAAAGGATTGGCATAAAGCAACTTAAACAAGTCAGTATGCAGTTGGGAGATTATATGATAAGCACTCCTGACCAATCAGTTACTAGGCAAGTATGGTTTGGCTCTTTTGATCAGGCATTCCAAAAACAACTTCAAGAGAACCTAGACTCCTATACCGCTGAATTAGAATCTATATATGGCGAGAATTTTGAAGAGTCCGAACTAAGTACCGAAGAACAAGCCCGACTAACGGAGCTAAGAAGTGCAGTAGAATCAGGCGTCAATTGGGATAAGATCGAAGCTAATGATGATGCCTATATGAATACTTTTAGGGCTGAGTTAGAAAACGCTAGATCGGTAGCCGACCAAGATGCTACCGATATTGGTGCAGCTAAGAACCCCGCCATGGGCATGATAAAAGCTATGGTGTCACCCAAAGACAATGTGGCAGGGAGGTTTTATAAAAGGTTCAATACCTTTATGACTAACTTTATGATGTATGAATATGCCATGTTCCGCAAGGGTATTGATGCTTTTATAGAGAATGGAGAACTTAGCAGAGGACAAGGTGCCCTATTGATGACGGCGGCGTTTGCGAGGATGACTGCCTATACCTTCTTAACGAGTACCTTATATCAACTCCCTGGTCTACTATTTAAAGGAGATGATGACGATGACATAGACTTAGCTAAAGAAGCCGAAAAGGCAGTGGCCAATTCGTTGCTTAACTTGACCTTAAATAAGAATTTCGGTAATACTATTAGAAGCATAAACTCCTATATTTTTGAAGAGTACATAAATAAACCATTAGTGCATAGCCGTAAGGATAAGTACGGTCAACCAAGAAACTATGATGCCTTTAAGGATGCATACCTATGGGGAGCATATCCGGTTAAGAGTGATCAGGTTAAGCCATGGGAAGATATAGGTTTATTGGAACTGATAGGAACCAAATTCTTTGGACCATTCAGCCCTAGTATAAAAACCGCTGCTAGAGGATATAAGGTATTCAAAAAAGACCTCAAGACTGAAGAAGCTCAAGACCGACGTATACGAGAATTGCTTACTAGATTGCCCTTAGAGGCGGCAGGTAACTTAGGATTCATTCCTATGTATAAAATGTGGAGGAGGATATTGTTAGCATACCTTTATCAAGATTATAAAAACTCCGATACTACTATATACCCCGAAGCATCTACCGGCACCTCTACGGCTGAACCCGAAAAGGAAGTAGAGCAGGAGAAGGAAAAGGAAGTAGAGCAGGAGAAGGAGATTGAAGTAGATCAGGAAGTGGGAATTGAAGTAGATCCTGAGATTGATGTTCCGTAGGCTAACGAGCCCACCCCCTTCAAGGGGCTAGGGCGGTTAGCTAACTCCTATATTTCTTTAGGAGTTTCCGTAAGGTGCTAATAAGAGATTGGAGATTAAGAACCAAGGATGAGTAATCCTCATCCATTAGATCCTCATATATATTGTCTACATACGTGTGAATGGTATCCATAAGACTATTAACCTTATCCATCTTCTCAAGGTCCTCATCTTCGAATCGCATCTAACAAATATAATCATATATTAACAACTTCACAAGATCCTCCGGCACACGCTATCTCATTGGAAAGGTCAGTGTTATCTTCGACCTCCATTACCTTGGTCAAGTCTACAGTCTTTAACTGAGTATATAGCTTATTAAAAGTAGGTTTATCAATGTTTTCAAATGGGGCTTGTGTGTAGGCTCCTCCATCATAAGGCAGAACTGATAATCCATTGAACAAATGTTTATTTTTCCACATCCACTCTCTAACATCTTCCCACTCGCCCTCTTCTATAGATACGGTAGCTGATACATTATTGGAGTTAGATCCGCCGCCGTGCCCTTCCCTTACCCATTCAATATTAAATTTAGATACTCTTTCTAATAGGTCCAGGGCAGTTTCCTTATCTCGGACTATAGCCCCAATGGGGGCTGTCTGTGGTATTTCAATGACTGCGGTATTAGGAATAGCCTTGTAGTCCTTAACTAATTCAGGATGGTGTCGTTCTAGATAAATATATAAGGCCTCATCTTTAGTACACTGCATTCTGCGTATATAATATTGGGAGTGCCAAGCATGAATGCCACTTGATGTGCCTACTACACAACTCGTTGTGCCTGAAGGCTTAACAGTGGTAAGTCTAGCAGCTGGGCTAATGCCAATTATAGAAGCCGTGTTTTTATTTACAATCTCAACAGTTTTAGCCGCCTGCTCTAGAGAGTATTTTAAAATTTCCCCATTACATATTCCTGTTATACCCACACCAATTAAGGATTCCTGTTGGGTGGTTGTCTGCCAAATAGATCTTAGGTAATGGAAGTTAGTGAACCCAGCCTGTAGTGTTCCAAAGAATGAGGCTGCGGCAGCTCGTGAGTCCAAATCGGCTTGGTTTCGTATATTCCCCGCATTTATCTCGGTTAAGTTACAGAACTGAAATGGTCTTAATGCTATCTCACAACAGGGATTACATCCCCAATCTCTATCATTAGAGAAATATATCCCTGGTTCTCCACAGTTGCTATCTTCAATTTTAGCCCATAGAGTATCAAAAAACCTCTTAGTAACTCTATGCCTAAGAACTACGGCAGAGTTGTTAGCTCGGCCACGTTGGGGGTTCTGTTCCCACCATGCACCTGCCTTACATCCCAACATAGACTCATCATCAGCCGAGAACAAAGATATTAAGGCTGCCCGTCGAATACCTCCAGCCAAAACGGCATCAGCAATATAACATATTATATCGTGAGCCTCTAAGGTGGTAAGTTTATCGCCATCACCCTTTCTCTCTAAAAGCAATTCAATATTAAATAAACATCTCTTTAGAGGTTCGGCCCCTGGAGCCTTACCTCCTGCCGTAACTAATCGTGAACCTTTAGGCCGTATGTCGGAGAAGTCAAAAATGGGCTTTGTCTTTCTCATGCCAAAGTATGAAGCCATTAGATGACGTACTGAGTCAGCCCACCCTTCAATACTATCCCCTACTAGATACTTCTGTTGTTTAAGGGGTTTTCTTATTTCCGGTAAACAATTTATATGATGGTATTGTACAGAGAATCCTACCCCGGTGCCTCCTAATAGAAGAAACATTACTTCGGAAAAGGCACGATGATCATCAATAGGGAGGAAAGCACAATTGTAAATCCTAGACTCATTCTTAGTTATTGCAGCCCCTGCAAACTGTGCAGCCCTCATGGACATTAATACTTTTTTATCTCTCACCAGCTTCATCTTAGAAACAATAGCCACCGAAAGAGAAGGGTATTTCTTTTTCATCATATCTTCATACCTATCACAAATTTCCTCCCAAGTTTCTCTTCTATTTTTCTTATAAAGGTATTTTGCGTACTTATTAAAGATGACGATGTCACTAAGAATTTGGTTATTCTTTTCCATAGTTAGTTAGTTTAGTTTAGTTAAAAAGGTAAATCATTCTTAAAATGGTCCCCATAATAATTGTGATCTGGTTCAGATACGGTTTTCAATAGTTCTCCTTCTAGAATCATATCTAAATAGCTATCAGTTGATATATCATCATATTCTGTTAATTTCACTTCATCTCTATTGAGCTCAATGAAATTAAAGGCTACAAATCTAGGTTTTATTCCTAGATGAAAAGCCAATCCTAGTGAACGATGCCCATGTATTGTGTTTTTCATTTGTGCTAATGAGGTCATAATGTATTCGCTTACTGCATCTTCTTCTCGGTCCAGTTTGTCAAAAAAAGCTCCTGAAAGAATTACTTTTCTAACTCGATGTTTAACCCCGGTATATTTCTGTTTTGATTCCATGATCTTCTAGTTCTTTTAGTCTGTACTTTTGTAATTCTGAAACTATTCCTTTCTTTCTTTTAACTTCCGAAAACAACACCCCACTATTGGGGGGTATGGCAATCAAATCGGGTATGCCATTTTTGTTTGTTTTCATCAACTTAATTACATAGTAACCCTCACTCTCCAGCTCTTTAATCCTCTTTTTTTGTAGTAGTTGTTCGGTCATTAAAACAAAGTTATGAAATTTTAAAACAACCTTCCCAGGTCCGTGTTAAAATGCTTCAGTGTATAGTTTTTCTTATTATTTACTGTCTTATAAATGTTTTCTTCTATCCCTCCATCCGAGAATATCCAGTATACCTCATTCTCAGGGCGCATCTGCGTGGTCATCCTATCTCTAGATTGCCAATAGCTAGTAGCACTAAAGTCAATATTATAGTATACGATGTGCTCGGCTTCCTTTAAGGAGATGCCCTCCCTCCCACTTACTATCTGTAGTGCAATGCTTTTTTTTGGATCGGTCCTAAACTCCTCTAAATCCGTAGTGAGCCTATGGGATGGGTATACATCTTGTAGAGCTTGGAGTTCGGCTTTAAACTTATAAAATATGGCAACCTTGCGGTCATAAAATTCCTTAGCAATAAAGTCGGCTTTACTCCAATCCAATACTTGAGATTTTCCACTCTCAAATATCACGGTCCCGCTATAAAGCTGATGGAGTTTGCTCATAAGTTTTGCTCCGGTATCCGCTAGAATAACTTCCTCACTACCATTAACTATTTTATTCTTGCGTAGTATCTTGCACATCTTGTGGGTTTGGATATCCATACTTACATAAAGAACATTCTCTTTAATGGTAGAGGTAAATCCTGCTTGTTTCTGAGTAAAAGAAATCATGTAGGGCTCAATAACTTCTAAAATCTTTTCTTCTATACCAGCACTATAGTCATTAATTCTATTTCCACTAATCATCTTTTGCTTTACATTCACATAGTCTTTAGCCCAAGCGTAGAAGTTCTTGTAATGAGCAAAAGGGTTGGCTCTATGCGACCACATCTGGTGGTACATCTGAGAAAAACTCTCCGGGGTAGGAGTTCCGGACATGAGTATTATCCCACACCCATTCTTTCGTACCAACTCTTTTATTTGCTTGGCTCTCTTGCTAGGCTTAGGAAAAGCCCCCATGCTATGTGCCTCATCACAAATAATGGTATCAAACTTCAACGTAGGATCAACCTTATGAAGGCTTTCGTAGTTAATAATATGGAGTGCATAAGTTGGATTAAACATTAAAGCATCCGATTCAATATCCTTTATTGGTTTCTTTTTGGTAACAAAGAGTACCGATTTAGCCCCAATAGTGTCACAAATCCCTAAACTTGTTAAGGTCTTGCCTGTTCTAACCTCCATAGCTAAATACACCAATCCATGCTTGATGAGAATGTCTGATGCTTCAGCAACAATTTCCGTTTGATAATCTCTAAATCTCATTTCCTTTAATTTGTAGTGGGTAATGAATGCGTTTCCATCTAAAGCCATATACAGTCAATTCTTTTCTCCATTCGACTCTATGGGTTTCGGGCTTACATCGCCCCACCAGGTTATATAATATTCTCTTAATCATTTTTTTCCACTTTATCATTATTTTTTAGTGCTTTTTTAGTGCTTTTTTAGTACAATACCTTGACGAAGGTCAATGTTCGTCAATAAGTCAATGTTTTTTTAGTACATATTTAGTACGATCCGTACAGATTTAGTACTATTAGTCCATCTCACAGAGGCACCTTACCCTATCACATCCACAGTTCGCACAAAAATCATCAGGCTCTCCCATCATGGTATCCCATTCATCGGGGGTATGCCCACTGATCAAAAACTCCCTCTCATCTGCCGTGAGATCAGGAAATACGTTTTGAATTAGGTACTTCTTCTCCCTCCACATGACGTACTTGGGAATACTAATTACTACTGAATAATCTTCCTTGGTTACTGTGCATCTCTTACCAAAATGAACATTACCTCCTGCTGTTAGTGTTATTTTTACTCCATTCATTTGATTTAATTTAGTTTAGAAAAAATATAGTTGTCCATTTTCATCTGCCTCCACAAATGGTCCTTCTTCTTCATTCCTTAACTTTCTAAAATTAAAGCACTCCCTATGTTCAGGGTGCTGCTCTACAAAATATCGGGCATAATAAGATTGATAAGCATCATTTATGCGAAAGTTTTGGTCTGATGTTTTTAAAAATTCATTCCATCGAATCCAATTGATAAGGAGTTTAGCACTGATCTTAGTTCTTCCCTTATTGATGGCTTTCATGGCTTGTTTTTCAAACTCTCTATAGACATGAGGGTTTTCTTTGTGGAACTTATTAAATCCTTCTCGGATAGTAAATCCATGGTATTCTTTGTAATTCATTTGATTTCAAATTTAATTTTCAGTTTGACACATAAAATACGTCGCTTTGGTAATCATTCGTTTGCCGTTATCATTTATAATAGCTATATATTTTCCATAAGGGCTACACGTTAATCTATATTTTTTGCCAACTCGTAAGTGCTTACTGGTGGTATCACCTCTACTATCTCCTTTATATATAGCATAGTCATTTCGTTTTAAAGAATAAACGGGTCGGTTCATTTCTAGCACCACCCTCTGTTGAGCCTCAAAACCAAGTTTGATGGCGATAGCATTTTGATATTGCTCATAGGTAATAAGTGTAGTGTCGTCTAAATCTATTTTATCTTCTTGTATCTTCATATTAAAAAGTTTCTATATAAGGAACATCTTCCTTGTGAAAAATAATATACTTGCCTTGACTATTTCTGCCTTCAGTAGCCTCTTTGCCTGTTTCAAATAGAGCAAATGAACGAAGCCAAGAATAAAATTCCTTGTTGCTTACTTTAAGTTTTCCATAAGCCCCAAAATCAGGGTTCTCCTCAATAAAGTTAGTCCATAACTCATTCATCTGTAAGGTAGTATTCCAAGCCATTACCTCATTATGTTTATCGGTAATCCAATCGTGGAAAGAGTCATCAGTCTCTTGTCGGAACTTGCGTACAATAAGGTTTTTCCATGCACACTTGACAAGACCTGTCTGTAGGTATCCTTGTAGACACTCAATCATAAAGTTATCAAACCTAAGCCACTCCTCTTTATCCCAATCTCCAAAAAATAACCTACCAAAATCCATCTCAGGGGTATGGTTCTGAGAGTAGTGTTGAGATAACTCCAGCTCCCATTTCCTTCTCTCATAGGAACTCCCCTTTCCACGCACTGCATAGTTAGTGGTGAGGACTACCTTGGGGGATCTATCAAATGGTATCTTTATAGCATCCTTGTTCTTCTTTTCAACAGTGATACCCTCAGTAATTATACTGAACAACCTCTCAAAGCTAAAGCCTTTACGAATATCATCAAAGCAAATGATTTGAGTATCTGCCGACACAAGTTGATATGCGAAATTTCTTTCAAACGTAAAGGCCTTCCCATCAATGGTGACCACCTTCTTTAGTTGAGAAATCCCATTAACAAATAATCCTTTTCCGGTACCACCTTCGGGATGATCAGAGATAAGTTCATCATTTAATATGACTGCTGGCGAATAACCCAAGTTCTTGTATCCATGCAATAAGTACCCCACAGTACTCTTTAAAGAGTCAAAGCGACCAAGATCTTTACCACAAATATTTAACATGAATACCCTAAAGTCGCATTTGGTATCAGAAACAATTTCAAAGTTGCGAGGGCAACAATGGTCTTTCCACACAAAGCCCGGTAAATCTATGTAATCAATAGTAGAAATCTCATCTTGAGTAATTTTAACGGCACAATTCTGATAGTAAATATAGGCAACCTCTTTAGTATCAGACATAAAGTGTACGTTTACACACCCTAAGAAGGATAAGAAATCCTCTTTGAATAGTCTAGTTTTGTCAGCAAAGTAATTATATACTGAGTAATCATCCAACTCATTAAGGTAGTCTAACACGAAATCTTTAATTTGTTCTTCACTTGTAGGCTCAATTAAGTTGTTGGTAACTTTAACAAAAATGTATGATTTACTCCCTTCTGGGGCATACTTATAATAGCCATGATCTTCAAGGAATTTTTTAAACTTCCAATGAACCACTGATACTGCACCATTCTTAGATTTCTCCCAATAAACGTGGTGGGATGAGTCCTCCTCTATTCTGTTGATTACACTCTCTATCGCCTCTGCGTTCTCCACCCCGGACTCCTTTAGGAAGGAACGCACTTGCTTTTTTGATAAGCCTTTGCTCATCTTTTGCTTCACCAAGTTCAAGGTCTGAGTATCCTCGAACCACTTAGTGCCGAATATAGACATATTCTTGTAGGCTGAGTCAATGGTATTTTTGTTCTCTACTTTATTTTTGGGGTTAGGATCATAGTCTAATATGATGAACGCTGCATCCGATTTATCTACTCCGAACTCGCATAGAGTTTTAGCTAACACAAATAGGTTGTTATTGCGTTGCTTGGGTATCATCCCATAATCCTTTTCCCACCACAACCTTAATCTCTTAATGGTTTCATCGGTATCGGTGAGTTTTAGGGTGGCCCTGGACTCATGCGTGTAAGAAACTAATTCTTCTTCATCTTCATCAGTCCATATCTCAGAGTCCTCATTGATATAAATTTTAGGATCAAATGACTCGTAGCACACTCTACTTACGTTCTTGCAAGTTATGTCGAACTCATCGCAGTCGTAATACTTTTGTAGTGCTTTAAAAAAAGACTTGTGAGAAGAACCCTCAGAAGGTATCTTTACTAAGACCTTAATGCCATTACCACTTGGCGATACAAATACGGAAAACGTATACAGATCCTTAGCCATCTCATCTTTCTTAGCCTGTAAGGCACTTTTAGTTTTGAACCCATCAAAATCTAAGCATATAAGACCACTATGATTTATAAGAGAGTCATCGCTTCGCTTATTGAAGGTGCCACTGAAACAAATAGCAGGAAGGTCTTGTTTGAGTTGGTTGCGTTTGTCTTTGTCTTTTTCTTTTCGGATAGCTACAATTAAATCCTTTGAAGATCCATCCTTAATTCTTTCAAGCATAATATCCACTGATCGGTGAAATGGTGTGGAGGTATCCTTGATGTTTTTGAATATAGTTACTTCATACATTGTTTTCTATTTTGTGTGTTAAACTGATACGCTATGTTACTCTATGTTGCTACAATGTTGCTAAAATGTTATACAACTCATTGATAATCAACCAAAATGTTGTTATGTTACTTTCTTCCCCTTTTCAGAATTAAAATAAAAGTAATAAATAAAGAAAAGAATATATAAATATATATAAGGGCTATCTGCAACATTCAACACAAAAAAAGGAGAGGGGAAAATAGGAATAGCTAAAAACCAAATCCCCCTCCCCCTCTTAATTAAAATGGTAGATTATCTGCCTCCTCAGTAAACGCAGCTGGTTCCCGATTAGGTGCTACCACATTATCAGAAACTACTTTCCCTTGGGGATTGTCTTTGTTTACGATTGTTACCTTGCCATCACTCCAAAATGCAGTGCCATTAGCAAAATACTTTCGCTTGGCTTTGCTCTCTCTTTCCTCTTTTGATTGCTTTGCCCATCCAGAAACATTGTCTCCATACTTACTAACCTCATCAGAAACTAGAAATGTAGCGATATAGCCATGCTTACCACTTTTAAGAGGGATCATCTTACTTTTGTCAATGTCCTCTAATACTAATTTTACTTCTACCATTAATGCCATAATTGTTTAATTTAAAGTTGTGAAATAATATAAAATTGGGAAACATCTTCAGAGGCATTCTCTCCAAAGAATTTCCTATATACATCAAGCGCATTGTAAACTTTACGTTCACCACTAGCTAAGAACTCATCGGTACATTCAAATATTGCCGTTCTTCCTGATCGCTTTTCTATTGCTAGAAATTTCATCGGCACTCCAAAAATTTGTCCGTAGAGCCATGCTTGGCTATCGTAATTATACTTATATGCTGACCTTCTAAAGTCACTAATTGATGCAGTCGTTTTAAGATCTACAATACATTCAGAAGAAAGGATATCGGCTTTGCCCTTCCATACAATATCTTGAATGGTGGTTAACCCTGGTTCCTCAAATTTATTTCCTTCTCCATATATCATAGCGCAAAAATCAAAATTGGTTGTAACGCAATCACACAAAAAGTCTAAGTCATCTTTCTCCTTGCGTAATAATAAAATATTAGCGCCACTACTCTCTAAAGCCATCTTATAATGTTTGGTGGTTCTAGTAGAAGCATCCACAATCATAAACTGATCTAGTTTTTCTGGTTCTAAAATCTTAGTGTGAAGATAACTGCCCATCAACATAGGGATTGTAGGATCTGAGTATTTTCTGAATGACCGGGGATCGGATAAAAGTGAACCAATATCACTATTAGATAAATACCTCTGTCCTTCTTTGCCATAATAATTTTTATCATCACGCAATTTGTCTATAATCTCAGTTACCCTACTCCCCTTTTCTTCTGTAGCCATCACGATGGGTTGCCCATTTTGATATACTTTAATAGTTCGGCTTTCAGAGAGGGAGTTATCTTATATTTCTTGCCTAAAGTTAGAGCCAATTTCTCTATGCCATGCTTCTTATTTACAGACACATATTTAACTACGTTATCCCAATTATCATCACCGATGTTTAAGGTATATAAGACCTTATTCGAGGCTTGGTTGTCTTTAGAGAACTCCTTTTCCATTTGAGCCACATACCGGTTGTCATCCCATAATCCTAAAAAGATGTCAGCATTGAATCCTAACTTGCTCAGTCCTTTCGTTAAGGCATCTGTGCTTACCTTCTTAAAGCACTCATCATCAATGTCTCCTCTTTTATTATGAGTAGTGATTGATGAGTTAATATTAAACTCGTGCCTTTTGGTTCCCTTCATGTACCACAAGATGGCTTGATAGCCCATTAAACTATCTACGATAATGGTGAACTTTTCATCCTGTACTCCCCAACCTTCTCCAATGGGCCCGAATTGTTCCGTAGCTTTGAGTAGTTGGTATTGAGCATTGATTGTTGTAAAACTCCTAGAGCCGAACTTCACCTGCTTGGTGTACTTAGGGTTTGTCTTAGCGACCTCATTCCATAGGTCTAGCGTACTGCTTGGTTTTTTAGTTGCCATGTGTGTGGTTTTATTGATTAATAACTTCTGTGCTTACTACTCGTGAAGGATCAAACTGAAGGAGGATGCTATCCACAATCTCTTTCATGTACTCATCCTCTTTGATCTCAGCCTCAATTCTCTTGGAGGCATGAAATAGAGTAGTGTAATGTAACTTAAATCCTTTAAGTTTAAAAAATCGCTGAATGTAAATCAATTTTATATCAAGTTGTCGGGATATAAAGATGATTAAATATCGAGCATCGACTAGAGTTTGCTTCCTAGACTTACTAAATATTTCAGTTTCATCCAACTGCGTAAACTCTCCTACGAGTTCTACGATTGCTGAAAATAACTTGTGGTTCACTTCTCGGTTGGGGTTTTCTCCTCATCATCAAGAGCCGACACTTCTTGAATAGTGGGTTGAGGCATATAGACCTCAAACATTTGTGTAAATAACGGATGGACATTGGTCACAATCTTAACCTCATTCTCATCGGTCTTTCTTCTTTCTTTTGCCATAATAAATAGATTTAATTAAATTAAAATAACTACCCAAAAAACCGATGCTGGGAGGCTATCGGTCAATTGGGGAACTAAACACATTTGTTGTAAAAATACTTAATTATAATTAGAATAACAACTTTAAACTATATATAATCATCGTCATCATCGTGGGTTTCAGCCCACATCATTGCCAAGGCAGTAAAAGTCCATATGATGCCTATGAATCCTATTAATGCCCACCACACCCAACTCACGATGAGGTGATGTTTAAGTGTCCTATATACTCTTTAATGTGGGCTATGTTGGCACTAGAAATAAAGGTTTTTACTGCGTTATTGGAGGTCTGCACTAAGACATTCCCTACAATAACCCTTTCACATAAAATACTAGCAATATGATTTTGGGGTAAGTCATTAAGAAGTCCCTCCTCATTGGCTATCACTTTAGTATTTTTAAAGTTGGTAGGCGCATATTCTATATATCCTCCTACGGCTTCTTGCATTTTAGCTAAGTTGTTTTCTTCTGTTCCTTGAGTGAGATCATAATCTTTTATGATATCCCCATCTGCTTTGATGTAATACGTTGTCATGTTATTAAATTTAAATTAAGTGAAATGAATAATGATTTATCGGTATTAGACTATTGCCACGCATCATATAAAAGACCTTGCCGTTGCCAACCACATCCGTATTAGCTTGGCGCATCTGATTGAGCACCAGGGTGGACTGTTGTTGGTTCATGCCTATAGTATTTTCTCGGTCAATAATCAAGTCCTTTTGACATACTCTATGGAAATCATCTTCCATATTGTCATCACACTTGTAGCTGATCCTAACTTTACGGATAGGGAATATATCAATGGTATGGGTGGTAGTTTCTATTTTCATGTGAATAGGGGTTTAATAAGTGAGTGATAAGGTTGAGGGTATGCGTTCAATACTTCAAGGCATACTTCGTGAGGCACTTTACTGCGTTCATAATCGCCTTTAAGTCCTTGGGTACCGGTTTGAGAGCCACGAGGTGCAGACACATGACAAGGAGAGCCATTCTTACACGCCTTTCTAGGATTCCAACCCCGGTTATTAGTCCAAATGTCCGTAGGTTTCATTCTAGTATCTCCGTATTGACAATAAGTAATGGTGTGGATAAAAGGCAGAGCCTCCATAAAGGGTGCTTTACGCAGTTTGCCACGAGGGTTCTCAATATAATAAATTAAGTTTGGATTTAAAAACTGAAGGTACTCTATGATATCTAAGGTACGCTTCGCAATTTTAATCCCCAACTCGGCACTCTCAGTCTTGGGCGTGAAGGGTTTTCCCTTAACCCAATTTCTGCCTATACAAGCCACGCTAAATGCTTGGCATGGGGGACTTGCCCACACAAGATCGGGCACAAAGGGGATGGTGTCGGTGTTGAAATCAAAAATGTCTGTGACATAATCTATGCCCTCAAAGGGGGTAATGTCACTTGAGAATACCTCGTGTCCGAGTTCCTCACACGCCTTGCCGATGCTTCGACTTCCAGCGAATAGTTCTAATACCTTCATACTTTCTTAGCGTTTATAAAGTCACTTGACTTATGGTTATCTAAATGTTGAATGGCTTGTGTCATCCACTCTCCTCCTCCTTCATCTACAATCTGTCGTGCCTCCTCCTCTGAGGATGCCTCCACGTGATAGGTTTCTCTGACCGATGCCCACTTGTAGACCTCGGAATACGTTACTTCATATGTGTTTTTCATGTCTATTTGTTTTTAATATTAAATAAAATATCAAGGCATTGGTCAATATAGTGAATATAGCCAATACCTAACCCTTCATTAAGCGTTCTGTTTTCTATGTCGATAGTTATATCTTCTTTTACTATTTCAAGTTTATGACTTATACATATAGCCAACTGTTTATTGTTGATTTCTATTTCTTCTTCCATGTCCATAACTGTTTTGTTTATTTGTTTTTATTGTTATAATTCTTAATAACTATTTTCTCCCATTCCTGTATAATAAAAATCTTCACAATCGTTGGGGTATACTTTTTGTTTGCACGACCAACAATTAAACTCTCGTGTTTCTGTTTTGTGAAACAATATAGTATCGCAATGAGAACAAGATATTAAGTTGATACCTTGCTTTTGTATTTTTTCTTGTAGTTCAATTTGAATGTCTAGTTCTTCCATGATCTTATTTGTTTTTAAGGTTTATAAAATATTCCAATGCCTTTTTTAATGCATCCCTTCCTCCCATACACGCTAGTTCAAATCCATTCCGTGTTTCAGAAAGTTTATCGTAATACTCTATCTGCTCTTTAAGGTACTCCCTCATTTCTTGAATAGTATCACTCATTATATTATACTCACATGAATTGTCATGGTACGTCCACTCCAAGCCACACTTTTCACATATTGGATATTCTTCTTCAATTTCCTTGTCTGTCATCTTTTCTTTCTTTTAGGTAAATGTAAATAATAAGCATAACCATCCCCCCTACACAAAGTAGGAAGGGTGGCATTAGTGTCCAATCTAAATCCTTCATACTGACTCCGATTGTTTAAAAAGGTCTACTAAGTCCTTCCTCTCCTTTGTGTCCATAGCTGACCATACATCGCTACACATCTCCTTAAACTCCTCAAGAGTCCACACTCCCTCCTTAGCATGATACTCCATAGTTTCCCACCATGAATCATTATCGTGTGTAAACTCATAGAGGTTGTAGGTAGTTTCCAAAGACTCTAGCAGTTCTCCGCCTTCATACTTTTCAATTCCAGCAAAGTCCATCCCACACTCTGCGTACTCCACAGAAATGCTCAATAAAGGATACTTCTTAGACAGAGCCTCATAGTATGGAATAGGTGGCGACCACGCAGTATCAAAAGATACCATGATGTAGTCAAAGTAGGGTTCGCTATTTATATAAGTATCAACTGCATCCCACTTCGTCCCCCACTTCTCGCATCTCCAATCGTACCAATTGGGGTGACCATACTTCTCGATGTTAGCCTTCTCAAGTGCTTCTAGTTCCTCGCTTTTGGGAAACCTACTGGGAATGTCCAACTCTTTAGGCATCGGAACTACCCCATCAAACGTAAACCTCTCCCCATCCTCAATGATGGAGGTCTTTACAAAATCTTCAAATTGCTTCAGTGCCTCCCTATTCTTAGGATCTGCACTTACTTCCAAGGTGTTGTTACAATAATTTGGCATAATTTCTAGTGTTTAAGTGTGTTTAAAATTTCTTCTGTGGTGTATTCAATATTGTCCCAAGTAACTCCATACTCGGCATCAAATCGGCGTTCAATCAAGTCCATAACTGCTTTGCCTAAATCCTCTGTGTAGGATATGTCGGTAAACTTATCTTCTTCGTGGAATCTATCGAGCATATCCTCTACATCCAACACCGACCAATAGCAATAAGGCTCTGTGTCCATTATGTGATATCCTTCGCTTCTCAGTAAATCTTTCGCTTTTTGTATTTTTTCTGTGCGTGTCATGTCTGTGTGTTTAAGTGTGTTAATAAATAGTATCAATGGCTAACTCATAAGCCAAGTCGGAATACTCCTCTTGAATACCCTCAAGCTCTGACTCAGTCAAGGGAGTGCCATCTGTCCACTCCCCATACGCTATCCAACAATCGCAAAAGTCTGGATAGTCCTTAGTGTCTACACCCTCCACTTGGAGGGAGTTATAGCTAACATTCCCATCCTTGAAGGAGAGGTTGTCATTAGTGTTTTTATTCATAAGTCATTAGGGTTTATAGTGGTCGCCCACTCGTTAATATAGTTTTTCTCCTCTTGCTCAAACTGAAGCATAGTAAGGATATACTCAATGGTATTCACTTGCCATCCGTTGCCAATAGCCTTGTACCTCTGAGTGTCCGAAAGCCCTTTCGTGTAGTCATGGGGTAATCCCATCAATGCCTCGCACTCATTAGGACTAATCTTACGGATGGTGCCATCGGCAAGGATAATCTGTTTCGGTTGCTTGTAGTCACTAGCTAACAGACACCCCATCAAACTACCCTTATGCAGTCCGTACACATAGTCACGCTGACCAATGCTTCTGAAAGGTGGTGCAGTAGTACCCACAATGGAGTGATGCCCTACCAATTTGTGATTTGCCTCCTCCAAAGTCTGATATCTTTCTAGGATCTTCGGACTCACTCGGTAGTTTGGCTCACAAATATCAATGTAATCGGCTAGGCTTTTGTCTGTAGCTATAGGTATAGGCAATAAAGGGATGTTAGTCCAATACAATCTGTTGCGTTGGCATCCACTAAAGTGACTACTATTGATTTTGATTGGTGCTACACCCACCTCCTTAGTTATGATATCCACGTACTCTTGCTTCATTATCACGTTCTCTAATAGGAAATGCTTGGGCTTGACCTCACGCAGTATCCTTACGTACTCCCAAAACAATTTGGATGAGCCATCAAAACCTCGGTTGCCTTGGCTATAAGACTTGCTGAACGACTGACAAGGACTCCCTCCAAGGAGGAGGTCAATCTGTCCAACATGGTGAGCCTTCACCTTAGTGACATCCCCAAGTTGAATGGTCTTAGGGAATCTCTTTCGAGTCACGCTGATGGCGTAGTCATCAATCTCAGAGGCGTAGTATCTGTCTACTTTAACGCCAAGTTTCTGGAGGGCTAGTTGTCCACAACTAATCCCATCAAATAGGCTTAATACTCTCATGCTAATATCTTTTTAAGGTTACGACTCTCATCCCCATCTCCACTATAGCACTTGCCTATAGCCATAGGTTGTACCCACGAGCCAAAATGTTCAAAGAACTCTGTCTTGGTCTTACTCCCATTATTATTGTATCCAAACCCACCCTCATTAAGTTCTTTGCCGATGGCTTTGTACTCCTTAAAGAGCAAGTTCTCTACTTCCTTTTCGGACTTGCCCAAGGCTATCATGGGTTCGCCATAGACCGAGTCTACACGACCTACCCATATTATGTTTAAATCTTTCATGTGTTTAGTTTTATCTGCCTCGACTCTCATCACTAAGAGCATCAGCATGGTTAAGTAAATCATTCTCTCTAATCTCCTCCTCAGAAAGTATCTGATACTTTTTAAGGTGGTCGGTAATAGTGTCCTCAATCGCACCCCACTCGGCATTGTCGAAATCGAACTCAACATCAAATGTGTCCTCCATGGCAATTATCAAGTCCACTAATGCTACCCCTACTCCTAATTTTAATTCTCGTCTTGTCATTATAGTATAGTGTTTAGTTAAGTAAATAATTCTCTTGCAATATACAACCTTTAAATTAATTATGCAATACTTTATGCAATATAACCTAGTAATTTTGTTTTGGCAATTCCCAGCACCCACCCCGGTTTTTAGGATCTTCGGAGGTGGTGGAGGCTTGCCCATCCAAATTCCCACCTCGCATGAGCCAAAGCCACATACTTGGTTTCGCCTTGGTAGTACCCATAGGTCTTGCCATCTCTTACTAGCCTATACATTTAAGCGTTTGTCTAATCTCTTTTTGATGTTCTGCAAGAAATACTGAACTTGCCCAATTCTCTTGGCATCATAAGTGTTATGCTTCAATACTGTTTTTGCTATCTCGCATTCCTTTTGGATATACTCCAAGTCTTTAATGAACTCCTCATTCATGGTTTTTGGTTTTAAACTCAGTCGGCAATCTCGCCTCCCTCTACGCCCAAATCCCCATGCCTCGAAAGGCTATGGGGTAGGCTTGGGGGTGTAAGTTGCACCCCTTGTTATACTGTATCTAAAACATCTATCTCTATGCCTAGTGTCCGTAGGTACTCAGCATTGAGGATGAACTTGCCCTCAGACACTTGCTTATCCACAATCCCTTGCAACTCCTTTACAATGGCATCCTTACCCCACTTCTTGATGCAGTTAGGGATGGTGTAGTTGAAGCCCACAATACTATAGGTAGAGCCTACACCTTTCACCATCACGCCCTTCTTGGCATCCTTGAGCCTCTGAGCCTCAGTAACCTTGAGGTCTACAAGGGTATCCCAACAATGCTCTGACTCCCATGCCTCGCCTCCAATATCTGAGGTGTAGGTTAGGTCGTACGCCTCAAGGGTAGTCAAAGCATCCTCCCCTCGCATCGTCATATACATCGGCAACGAATTTGCCATCAACATATAGTTTACAATTGAGTCCTTGCATCCCATCATGCCCACGATGGAACTTAACGCTTTTGACTTCGATTCTTGCTAGTAATTCTTTTAATGGTTTTTTCATTTTATTTAGTTTTAGGTAAGCTAATTAAATTATCAATACTCTCATCCAATATTCTTAGGTAGGCGTAGCCATGAGTGGAGTCAATTCTCCCCACCTCCATATCATTTATGAGCCACTCCTTAGCATCCTCAAGGTCATTCAGTACCTCCATTACTTTCCAATCTGCATCACTAATTATTGGGGTGGTGTCACGTTGGCAACTAGCAAATAGCAATGGAAATAATAGAACAAGTGAAGTGCGCTTTAGCAAAATGGTGGCGTAGGCTTTAGCATTAACAAATTGCTCATATAAGCTAGGCATATCCCTCTCCAAATCAATGAGGTTAACACCCTCAAGTTCATCCACAAGGGCTACCATGTTTATGAGGTGGGTGTTCACATATTTGTCATTAGGCTTGGTGTCGAACTTGCCATCCACATATTGCTTATCAATATATTGCTCTACCTCCTCCCAATAGGGTGGGCACTCCTCAGTATTGCCATTCCATAACCAATCAAAGGCATCCCCCTCGGCAAACTCTTGAGGCTTATAATCGCAGTTGAAAGTGTCATAGTCTGCGACCTTAGTATCCTTATTAATGGCAGATATGCAAGTGACCTCAAAGGTGTAAATTCCATCCTCAATATTCATAGCCAATTCGAGGTTGCTCACTATCTTTACTTTGGGGTAGTGGAGTGCAGTCCATAAAATATTGGTGGACTTGGTGGTGTCCGACCATAGCCAATTGCTAGGGTTATCAATGCCACTAGCATCGTAGGGTATTTTCTTAGTTTTAATCTCATCAAATGTTTTCATTTCTATAGTGTTTAAGTCCACTAGCCAAAGCCGACTAGCACCACCAAACCCCATGCCGACAAGGTCAGCTATGGGGTATCTAATGGGGGTGGGTTAGGCTTAGAGCATTCCCTTGATTAACTTTATTAACTCTGCCCTACTAAAGTCACCAAAATCAGTTGAGGGGGGTGGTTGCAAAGTCAAGGTGTTTCTAGAGCATCCTTTAATCTCGCTAATCTCAGCATTGATTCTATCCACTTGCCCTTGGTTGTTGTCATCACTACATTGCTCTCTGAGGGTTTCTAAGGCTAAGATAATTAGCGACTTATCATAAGGCAAAGCCTTGTTGTTAGCTTTGAGTTTCAATTCAGATAGTTCATCTCTAACCTTAATGTATTTAATTTTAATGGCAAAAAGGGCATCTTTCTCCTCAAGTTCCTCTTGGTAGTCAATGCACAATTCATTATACTTTGTAGTCAAGTTGTTAGCCTTGAGTTTCAACTCATCCCTTTCATATCCAATGTATTTTACCGACTCCCTTAATTGCTCATTGTCACTCTGAGCCTTTACGAGCAAATCCCTAGTATCTTTGTTTTGGTTGAGCCATCTATTAGCCTCCTCCTCCATGAGCATCTCGTTGTTCCTAGAGGTGTTCAATTTGGATTCTAGGATGTGAATCTCATCACTATTATCGGCATCAAAGTTAGCCTCTCTTAGAGATTGAATAGTACTCGCACTTGCATCCTTTAATTCATAGTAATTGTCTTTCCAATTAGCCATGCCCTTTGTCAGCTTGACAACCTTAGCTTTGAGAGTAGCTATCTTGGGGTTTTTGAGGTAGGTCTTGCCTAGAGGTGCAATGCACCACTTTTTGCCTACCTTTTGAATGTAACCCTCACGTTCCCACTCTTGGATTGCCGTGCCGTAATACCCTTGCTTGTGCCCATCGTAGCCGTTGTTGATACAGATAAATGTTACTAAGTCTTTTCTGCTTAGTCCCTTGCTCTGAGCAAGGTGGTCTAAAATAATGTGTTTATTTGTCATGGTTTAAAATGTTTTTTCAATGATTGGATTAAAGAATAACTCATGCATCTCGGCATGGCTGAAAAATCTAGGGGTAAGATGCTTAGGCTTGTTGGTTGCAACTACCTTGGGCATAGCCTCCTCAATTACCAACTCGTAACTCAAGTTGGCTTGTGCCTCACTCTCTCCACTCTTGTGGTGGAATATCGGCATTCCGTTTGCTAAATCAATTATCTGTTTATGCGTCATTTCTATAGTGTTTTATATCGGCAATAGTGCCTACCCAAAAACCCCCAACCGACTTAGGTATGGGGGTAGGGGTGGAGGTGGTGTTAAGGTCAGAGATTCTGACTATAAAATGAGAGGTGTGCCATATCCTCATACGATTTGAAATAATAAAGTGCCGTACCAAGGTTAGCTAAAGCATGGGTGTTGTTATAGTCTGCCCTCCGCATAGCCAACTCAATGTTGCCACTATAACAAGCACTCATAAATCCACCATCATTTTGCATTAAGCTATGCTTTTGGTCAATGGTTAATTCATTACCAAGGATAGCTTTTGCTCTGCCTTGGCATACTTGGTTTTTGGAATTTGTCACACACATTAATAATGCTAAAGCCGTATCATTTAAGCCTAGGGCTTGTAAGTCTTTTGTACTCGCTAGTTTAAAGTTCTTGTCAGTCATACTAGGGTCTATATCGATTAGCGCCTTAACGCTCTCAATAGTATGATATACAAAACCATCAGTATCTTTTTTAGCCTCGCCTTTAGCAGATAATAAAACAATAGAGCCTTTAGGGTCTAAAAATCTTAAATCGGTTTCGTCACCATTTACAAAGGTTTTGCCCTTGTACGTTTTGCCGACTATCTCGCTAATATCAAAACTTGTAACGATGGCAACTTTTACGCCTTTAGATATAGCCTCAACAACCTCTTGGTGATTGCTTTCGGAGGCACTAAATGTTAAGTCATAATTAGCTAAATTGTTGTTGATAGCCTTGTTTAAGTTCTTGGTATAATCATAGAATGTTACTTTTGGAAATCTAGATAGAAGACCCCTAAAATTTACGTCGCTAGTTCCGTTCAAACGTACGGCAAATTTAGAACCATCCTTTTTATGCTTTGCCTCGATTTTAGTAAGTTCTCGGTCTAGCTGTTCAATGAATTTTATCTTGTCCTCTAGGTAATAAGTGGTTTTATTCTGCCTCGCCTCTTGTACGTTTGAGAATTTGCCTCTGCCACTAGTATATAAACAAGCTAAAGCGCAACCTTTAGAGGCAAAAGGGCAAAGGTTTATTTTATATTTGTTTTGGGTGTGAGGGGCTAAATAAAGTATATAGGTTGTAACTCCTTTACTCTCTCCTTTGATGGTCTTGGCGTTTGACTTGCCTAGCAAGTTCTTAACGGCTTTGTAAGTTTTAATTTTAGTCATAGTTATTTGGTTTTAAATGGTTTAATAAAAGTTAGAATTTTCAATTGCTTTTTGTTGCCCTTTAGGTAAGTCATATAAGTACTCTAGGTACATATCAAAGGAATGAACACATTTCTTATCTATTGCCCTCCACTCTTTACTCTCATACTCCTCACATTCTAAATTGCCACTTATGAGGTCGCGTTGGGTGTTGTAATTGTTGTGCTTTACTAACCAATTGATAGCCTTGTTGACTAGTGCTTGGTTCTTAGGATTGATTGCTTTTAATTTTGTCATGGTATTAAGTTTAGTTATATTAATGAATTTTAAATATGATGTGTCTTGTACTTCGTTCATGTTGGTAAAGATAGGTATAAATACAATACGTTGTAATACATCTTACCAACTAATTATGCTATAGACCTAGGCTGAGGTAGGTAATTTAGTTGTCAACACTTGCGCCCACTCGTGTTAGTAACTAGCTTGTTTAGGCGTAAACCCAATGCGTGAAATCCTAATCATACTCGGCTAGGCATGGGGGTATAACCCTCCCCCTCCCTCCCCCTCCATAGGAATGGGGGTTAGTAGGGTGCATACTAGGGTACGCCTCCCTAGGGCCCGAGTTAACCTGATCTGATAGAGCAAGTTGAGTGCGTGTTGTGAATGTAATGATTGAGATGTTATAGCATAACGCACTGAGCCTCAATGTCTTATGCCCTGGCACACCTAGTGGGCATGGGTGCGTCTATACCTTACACCAATAGAGATGCGTATGCCTAGCCCCAACGCCTTGTACTTGGGGGTAACCCTAGCCCACACCCCCCACCCCCACCCACCCTCAAACAAAAAGTCAAAACTTTGGAGGGATTGAAATCGAACTCGCCAGATCCGGCCCGGTCCAGGCGCTTTCCCCCGGCGGCGGCCAGGCGTGAGGTCTGCGGTTACCCACAATCTCGTAGTGTGAAAAAAAATTTTTGGGGGGGGTCCTAAAAAAATTACAGAAAAATTTCGCTATCTTTGTATATGGAGTGTTACGAGTTGTCCATTGAGAACCGATGGAATATTGGGATGGCAGTGGGTTGGTCGTATTATCCTCCTGACGATAATCACAATTATAATGAGTTAGTTGTGTACGTCTTTTTAGTAAGCATTATAATCCGTTGGATATGAAAATGAAGAAACCTAAATTGGGAGGACACGTAAGCGGGAACCAAGCTGTGAATCCTCTCTTCAGAAAACAGCCTGAGTTAGAGATTGGCATAGGTCGTATGGCCTCAGCTAGGAGGATGGCTAAAGACATGAAAAAAGTTAATCAGATTGCTGATGGTATCCGTGTTGCGGATATGATTATGAAGCATGATAAAGGATAAAGTTATGGCTAGCAAGAAGAGAGATTGGGTACAAGGCGCAGTCAATAAAATGAAAAGAAAGGGGACTATAGGTTCCCTTACTCGCATAGCAAAACGCAATGGACAGACACCTGAACAGTACTGTGCTTCTCAAAAAAAGAGGGGCTTTAGCAGCACAAAGATCCAGGGCAAGTGTCAGTTTATGTGGAATGTGAACAAATAAATTACTCTCTTTTCTATAGTGTGTGTTGGGCGGTGGCGTAAGCTACCGCCTTTTTTGTTATATATATGTCGCAGAACATCCTAGAATGTTGCAGTAGTGTCGCTAGAATGCTGTTAGTTTTTTTCATAAGTCTTTCTCTTTTAATGGTTTATCTTAAATAATGTTGGAATGTTATAAATTAAACACTTTGCTGAAAAATAAAAAGTTCATATAAAAAGAAAAGATAAATAATTAGAGAGTAGGGAGGCGTTTGCAACATCAACATCATTTGAATAAGTCCAATGGTTTTCTTATATTTGTTTAAAACACACACTATGTTTATATCACCTTATGTCTATGTGGGATTAAATCACCTCAAGGTCAGCCATAAACAACCAAGAATTTTATTTGAAAGAGTATTAGCTTCAGTAAGCAAGGACTTTGATTTAGCCCCGGAGGTATTAATCTCTCGTCGTCGTTGGCGTGACTGTTGTTATGGCAGGCAGATAATATCGTTTATATTGAGACACCATTATCGTATGACGGTAACAAAGATTGGCAGTTTATTAAACAGACACCATAGCAGTATCATTCACGTAACCAATCAACACTTAAATGACTACGAGTGTAGCATAGAGTATCGTGAGACAACGAACAGGATATTGCGTCGTTTGGGTTTGTGGGTGTTATAAAAAAAAGACTATATTTGTAGTCACTAAAATCTAATCTAATGAAAATGAACTTTCTTCCTACTAGGGACGTCAAGGAGATACACTACGACGACGATGCCCGAGAAAAATTAATCAATGGTATTTCAAAATTGGCGAGGGCCGTTAAGAGCACGTTAGGTGCCAGGGGTCGCACCGTCATTATACAATCGCCAGAACACGTTGGTGGCATGACGGTAACGAAAGACGGAGTAACAGTTGCATCGTCTATTAATGTTGCTGATGCCACTGAGGATCTGGCAATCAACTTAATGAAGGAGGCTGCGAGGAATACAGCATCAGAAGCTGGTGATGGCACGACTACTTCTATTGTTTTAGCTGAGGCATTAATACGTCGAGCTACTGATGAGTTAAAAGAAAAGAACTTAGATGTTGTTTCGGTATGTCGATTCATGCAGGAGATTTGCGATGAGATTATTATTGGCTTACGCAAGACTTCTAAGAAGATGAACAACAAGACTCTTGAGGCTGTTGCCACTATCTCTGCTAACAACGACAGTGTTATTGGAAAACTTATTGCCGACACTTACAAGGAGGTTGGCTCACACGGCGTTGTCACTGTTTCAGATTCTGAGGGGCCTCACACTTATGCTGACATCGTTAATGGGATTAAGTTAGACCGGGGATGGACATCTCCTTTATTTGTTACTGACCAAAAGGCTCAGGAGGGAATTTTCGACAACAATCCTTTCATTCTTCTTACTGACCACGAGATACCATCCATCGATTCTATTGAGGGGGTATTACGTGAGATCATCCAACAGAAGCAGGAGTTATTAATCATCGGTCATTTGGACGATAGGTTCAAGGCTACTTTAAACAGCAACATAGCTAGGCAGGGTGGGGACGTAAAGATAAAGAACATCATTCCTCCACAGTTTGGTTGGAAGATGCATGACTTGATGTCTGACCTCGCTGTGGCTACTGGGGGTAAATATATATGTTCTAACCACGGTGACGATTTATCGTTGATAACGATGAAGGATTTGGGCAGAGCTTCTAAGGTCATCCTTGGTCCTGACAGCACTTTAATTTTCCCTCAAGATTCTAACGAGACTTCTGTCAACGAGCACATCAAGGGTTTATGGGCAGAGCACGACAGTTTAAAGATAAAGAGTTTAGCTATGCAAAAGGATGAGCAGAACTTCATTAAGGAGAGGATTGCTGCTTTAGCTGGCAACATAGGAATCATTAAGGTAGGCGCACAGACTGAGATGGAGTTACGTGAGAAGCGTGACCGTGTCGAGGATGCTGTTTGTGCTACTCGTGCTGCTATGGAGGAGGGCATTCTTCCTGGTGGAGGAGTTGCGTTATTCTGTTTACCTGGCGGCTATCCTAGTGACATTCGTATAGATAGGATAGGAAATAAAAACCGTGGTGAGAACGAAGCTGCGGAGAGGATAATGAACGATGCTTTAATGGCGCCTTACTACCAGATTTTAGAGAATGCTGGAATGGATGCTGTGAAGCACACCTTCCCGGAGAAAAATTTCGGTTGGGACGTCAAGGCTCAGGAGTACGTTGATATGTACAAGGCGGGCATCATCGATCCCACTAAGGTTACGGTGTGTGCGTTAAAGAACGCTGTCTCTGTTGCTATAACCATTTTATCCACTAACGCTATAATCACTACAAAATGAAAGGTCAGTTAGAAAACAAGATGTTACAAAGCGAATTAAATTCTATGGAAATTGAGAATCGCAGAATAGATGAAGTTATTGACCAATTCGTAAATATTAATGAAAGGTTAACCAATAAACTTTATTCAGGTAGCATAGAATCCAGATATAAGATATCTGCTATGATTCAAAAAAATCACATTTTAAAAACAGGCTTAGATAATTTGGATGATGTTATTGTTGGAGTAATAGTACAGTTAGAAGATTTAGTGGAATTACAATCTAAAAAAAACAAATGAAAGCAATAGGAAAATACGTTGTTGTTAGCGATGTCCATGAGGAGATTACTTCTAAGTCAGGTTTGGTATTAAGTACCGGCGATACTGACGATTTGCGTTATCAGTTAGCTAATGTTCATGCTTCGGGAGAATTAGTGGACACTGTTGACAAAGGCTCTGAGGTTTATTACGACAAGCACCAGGGGCACAACATCCGTTTAGAGGGAAATTTATATCGTGTCATCTTAGAACGGGACATCGTCATTTGTTTATAGTTTTTTTTATTAACTTTGTGTTATGCCGTTTGTAAACAACGATCAACGCAGAGCGTGTTACGCACAGAAGAGGAATAATCCTAACAGTACGTGGGACTGCGAGAAGTTTGAGGGTGGTCATACAAAGATGCGGCGCAAACGTAAATTAAAAAACAAAAACAATGGCACAAGGGTATAATGATAGATTAGATGAGTCTCTCGGTGCAAAGCATCCAGGGAAACACTCTCAAAGTCTTAAAGACAGAAGAGACGAAAGCGAAGCTATGGAGAAAAAACCATACCACCACAAATACGGTGCGGATGGGAACATGGAATATCGTAGCGTCCACAAACATCTTAAAAGTGTAATAAATAAATAATTATGAGGAAGTAGTTTCTTTATTCAGTTGCCCTATTAAGGGCCTAAGTCTTTTTTGAGAGTGGGTAGCTGATGCTTTGAATATGGGGTTATGATTCCCCGATTCAGATATTGTTTGTTCCCCGGTTAGTTTTTTATATACTATTCTCACCATAGCCTTTCCTTTTAGTGATATTTCATATAGGGCTTTTTGATTTCTATTAGTTTCTCTCCAGGTAGATATCCATCCTTCATCTTTCATTTTTTTAAATCTGCGTTTATCCCACGATATTGTTTTCGCATATTCTGTGAATTGATTATAGGTAAAGAGCTCTTCTCCATAGAGGTACATCATAAGCTCCAACTCAGGAAATGAAATACCATACTTTGCTTGAGCCCACAAACGTACTACTCTCCAATATTTCAGAAAATCATAATTAGGTTCTCTTCGTTCATATTTCTTTCTGACTCTTCTCTTAGGCTTCATATAAAACAAAGTTAGAAAAAAATAGTTATCTTTGTAAATATGAAAAGCAGAGGATTAGGCGACAGCATAGCGAAGATCACTGAGGCTACAGGCATTCAACAGTTTGTTAAGAAAACATTTAAGAAAGACGACTGCGGTTGTGGCTCTAGGCAAAAAAAACTTAATGATCTCTTTCCCTATTCACCAAAACAAAAAAAACAAAAATAATGGCGTATCAAAAATTACAAGTAGGATTAGCTGCTGATGTTATCACTAGCGACACTATAGACATTCCTTTACCTTCGTCTGAGAATTTAACGGGAGCAACTACATCAACAACTCCCTCTAAGTTAGATGACACTAACATAGATTTTACAGCAATACAAGGGCTTCATTCTGGATCTATCGTGGTAAATACTGACACACAAACAATAGCTACAGTTATAGCTGTTGACAGTGCTCATGTCTTATCATTGTCAGCAGACATATTTGTAGCTCCTGGGTTTGGCGAAAACTATATTATATATTTAGATCCCACAGCTAACCACAGCGAGGGGTGTGTCTTATATGTGGGCTCTGCTGGAGATGTAAAAGTTAGAACAACATCAGGAAGTGAAGTTACTTATGTAGGCGTAACTACTGGGTCATGGATGCCCGTCCAAGTAATAAAAGTTTTCGCAACAGGAACAACCGCCACTAGTATAATAGCAAATTGGTAAAACTATGAGCTTTTTGATTGGTATTGGTACAGGCATAGGTCTCGGAGCTGTTGATGGAGCTGGAGGAGGAGGGGGATCATCTTTCATCCTCGATGACTACCCAAATGCCCTCGGTGCATTTGCTCTAAGAAAACTAAAAAGTTCTTATAGTGGCAATCCTATCCATATAGCTAGAACTACTATTGGATTTACCGAAGAAGTAAACGTGGGTTTTGATAGTAATGATGAGGTTAGCATGGATTCTCCAGTAACGGCTGTGGTAGGAACTACTGCCGCCACCAATCTAGGAGAATTTTTGTGGTCCGCAACATATACTAATCCCGATGGACTACCTGCCCCTGCTTCTAGTGCAGTAGTAACATGGTATGATCAGAGTGGAAATGGCTTTAATTTAGGACAACTTCCAACGGCAGTATATAGACCTGCATTTAATGGTGCAGGAACTTTTTATGATTTAAATGGCAAACCCTCTATATATTTTGATGGATCAAACGATGAGTTAACCGAGGGAAGTGTATTTGGACTAGGAAACACAATTAGTGATGTAGTACAATTTAGTGTGCAACAATTTGAAGATACAAGATGGACAATGGCACGAGGGGGACATAATGGTGACTACTATTTACAAGGTCATAATGTAGGGGCTGCCCAACCTTATGGGACATCCCCCGGAACAAATCCCCCTAATGTAATATTTAAAAATGGAGTAGAACTAATTGCTCCTACTACACAAGATATATATGACGAATTTTCAAACATTGCCACTCCCCCTGCCGGACAAACGCTACTTACATTTACAGGAATAAATTTTGTGGGTTGGAATCCTGTTGCATTTCCCATAGGATATGAACTTTGGGGATATGATGGACTCCTTACTAAAGGAAGAATCCAAGAACTTATTTTTTATAATGCGCCCAATCATCCCCTACAAGCATCAATGGAGGGTGCAATAAATAATTATTATAGCATTTACTAATGGGTTCATGGACATATAATTTATTTATGTACACGAGAGACAAATGGAGATAAAGAAAAATAGGCGCAGATAAAGAAAAATAGGCGCAGGGACATATAATTTATTTATGTACACGAGAGTTCAATGGAGAGATATATGACAGACGAAGAAATAAGGCAGTTGGCACAGAAGTACCATAACCCTACAGATAGGATTAATGAGAGGTGGCATCCTGTATACCAAGATGAATGCAGGAAGATTAACCGCAAGGCAATAGAGAAAAGTTTAAGTGAAAAATACAATGTATCTGGAAAAGTTAATAAAGAAGTTAAAAAAAGCAAATTGTTTGCACACATGGGAAAAGCGTAATGTTGCTATTAATATTAAGATATGCGAAATGCAGATTAAGATTAGGGATAAAATGCAGATAAAATGCAGATAAGAATTATATTTAGTGCAATTATATTAGATGTATGTTAAATATAGTACATTTTGAATATGAATCATAAGAGATGGACAAAGAGAAAGAAGTAAAATCAATAACAGTGGAAACAAGTATAGGTGCAATAAGACTATTATGATACAAAAACAACTAACAGTATTTAAGGAATTTTCTAAAAACCCTATAGTAGCGATGTTATTCATTGCTCTTATTGCGGTAGGATATTTATATTGGGATGTCCAGGGCGCATATGAGGATCAGATAAAAGAACAAAAGCAAACCATAAAACAACTTCGTAACGATGCGAGTCACTGCCGAGATGGGTATGAGGATCATCTACGCAGTTGCGAAGCGGGGTATGATATGATGCAGAGAAAAAATAGGAAACGATGATTTTTGGTAAGAGAAAGACTAAAGACCAAAGGAAGGCTTCCCGTCATAAGAGAAAGATGGATAGGTTGGTTCGTAAGTTTAAAAAACAGGGGGTTGATGAAAAAACAGCTATCAAGGCTGCAAAAGCGAATTTAGGATGAAAATCGAAATACCTCATATAATTAAGGTCTTAAAGTCAAAAGACTATTTGGTGTTTGAGGATGACAGCAAGAACTTCAATTTAAATATCGTAGGGGTAAGAACCAATGACGATACCTCCAACAAGTTCAATGATTGGATGGTTATCTTTTGGAAGTTTGGTGGATTTTGGAACAACATGATATTCCCTATCACTACCGACCCTGGCCTTTATTGGAGGGAACATCCCATGAACGTCAAAGGAACGGCAATCTTAAAGGAGGGGCAACACCGGGGGATGTGGAAAGTAGGGACTCACAAGGGATATCCTGCTCTTCAGCAACATAAGGCGTGTACTGTTATTAGGGATTCAGACAAGGATGCGGTCTTAGATTTCGATGGTGCCGAAGATTTCGGTTTATTTGGAATAAACCACCATAAGGCAGGCAACGATAGCATCCAAGTAGATAAGTGGAGTGCGGGGTGCCAAGTTCAGCCTACGAGTGCTTTATGGCACATCGAGATGGAGATATTCAAGGAAGCTGCTGCTTCATGGGGTAATAGCTTCACCTACACCTTAATACACGAGAACGATTTATAAGAATTTTTTTTGTTATCTTTGTAAGATAAACAACTCAACAAGTTATGTTAAAGAAATTATTTGTAGAAGCCATACCAAGTCTTGCAAATGCAACGGCTAGTGTCGTAAAGGATCATAAAGGAAAAGTTTCGTCAAAGCGTGTATTTAGTATATTGGGTGGGGGATCGTTGATTACAGTAGGATTAACTATTATTGATCAGGGCATCGCTAATTCAAACGATAAAGTTTTATATGTAGGCTTGGCGTTAGTAGGAATGGGAGTGGTAGCAGGATATTTGGCTTCTTTTAATATTAAAGAGATATCGAATAGTGCGGGCCAAACCCCTTAATTATGGATATGGAAAATGTACAAGATAGATTAGTAGGATTTATGGGAGGTAATATAATAACAACTCTAACGACTATCATTACTGGCGCAGAAGTTGCAAAGGTTTTGATTTTAGGGCTAATAGGAGGTTTAGCCGGTATGTTAGCTAAAGATATTTACAACTATTTAAAAAGAAAGATTAATGGCAAAGATAAGTAATACGGGGTCGTATCCACTAGGTGTTCCTGCCGATGATGATTATATTATAGGCACAGAGGCCCTTACTTTAGAGACAAAGAATTATAAGTTAGGAGATATTGCAGGGCTTGACCCCGCCGATACATTAAGTGCTGTATTGACGGCAGGAGATGAAGCCGACTGTCCTCTTATTGGAACCGGAAAATCTTCTTTAATATTAAAAAATGCAGGCGTAACAGAACTTCAGCTTAATCCTCAAGTGGGTCCCGGCGTACCCGGCAATGGAGATATTATTGCGGCAGGGTATGTTACTGTTGGCGGATACTTTAGTTTGGTAGGACAATTTCAATCACCCGCAGGCATTGATCTTGATATAGTATCACTAGGCGTAAATGATGACATTACAATAAGTGCAGGTGCAACTAGTGGAAGGGTTATGATGAGTGGAGCAGGGATTGCAGGAAATGCCGAGGATATAGAGTTTACAGCATCAGTTGGAGATATAGACCTAAATGCGTTTGGTGCTAATGGCGATATATACATAAAGGCAGGGGATAAAGCAATTATAGCTGGCAATGGAAGTAGTTATGCCACACAACCTGCAGGCACTACAATGGTATATAATCAGAATGATGACGTTCTTATTAATGCATCAGGAGGGGAAATTAAGATTGGGGGAGCATATGGCAATAGACCAACAGGCGTGGATATTGGGCCAACAGATGGAGACATTGATATATGGGCATTTAGTGCAGGATCTAAAATAAACCTAACAGGTACTGGAGGAATTGATTCGTTAAGCGTTCATAACTTTCAATTCGACAATGGAATAACATTAGCTGGAATAGCAGGAGTAGCTGGAGAGGTAATAGCCTCGGCAGGACCAGGTGCGCCATTGGCATGGAGTACTGTCTCAAGTTTATTGCATCTAACCACTTCTAATGTGTTTACAGGAGACGCTACTAACACTCCTACAGCAACTGATCTTATAAAGCTAGATTTAGCACCAGCAGCCACCTTTCCAGATATCACTATAGGCAAGACTGGTCCTATAACACTTACACATACACTTGGACTCTATTACGCTGCTGTAACTCATCCTCTTGGCGATCTGAATTTATCTTATGGCTTTGACGCATTAGTTCAAAGCCCACTAACAGGGACTTTAAATACAGCACTTGGAATAGGGGCACTACAAGAGGTCGTAGCAGGTAGCTATAACACAGGTGTAGGGCATAGTGCAGGCGCAGGTACACAAGATACAGCGCACAACACAGCACTAGGATTCAACGCATTAAAAGGAGTTGCTCCAAACACAGTTGGCAACTATAATGTAGCGATAGGAAGTAAGTCTATGGAGTTTATGAACTCTAATGTGGCTGACTCTAATACTGCTGTAGGTACGCTCTCTTTAGGCGCGCTTTCAACAGGAAAAGGAAATGTTGCTATAGGTTATGACGCAGGGTTTGGTATAACAACAGGAACAGCAAATATTGCTATAGGAAGGGACAGTATGCTAACTGCATCAGTAAACGCAAGCGAAAATGTGGTTATAGGCGATACTACCGGACAGAATATAACTTCAGACGAAAATGCCATTATTGGTGCATCAGCTGGCAACACTCTTGTTAATGGACAGAAGAATGTCCTCGTAGGTCACTCAGCAGATGTAAGTGCTAATGCTGATTCTGATGCAGTAGCAATAGGGGCTAATTCAACAGCTGGGGGTGCATCAATAGCTATAGGATCGTTGTCTAATGCTGCGCAAGATGGCATAGCCCTAGGAGGAAGAGCCACAGCTACAGCACCTCATTCAATTGCATTAGGAAATTTATCTGCAGCTCCAAACCTACAAACTATTAACATTAATGTCGTAGGTGGTGTTGCTCCTGTTCTACAGGGAGGATTAGTTACTGCTCCAATAGGCGCACCACTCCCTCCACCACCTCTTACTGGAGGAGATGTGTATGTGGTTTCAGGGGTTATGTTACCAGGATCAGCTAATCCTTGTAATGTACTTTGTATAGTATAAAATTAAATTATTATTAATCAAATCAAATTAAATCAAATGGAAAACAAGAAACTTACCGAAGAAGAATTAACCAATATCAAAGACCTGAATAAAAAACTTTATGATAGTCTATTATCTATTGGGGACATGGAAGCCTCTATTTGGGCTTTAACTGAGAAGAAGAAGATGGCTATTAGCGAACACCAAAAGACTATTTCTACTATGACTCAAATTCAATCTGAGTTAGGAAAGAAATACGAATCTACGAAAGTCGATATGTCTACTGGCGTTTTAAGCTAATGTTAATACGAAAGATTTCTATAGGCTTGGACTTCAAGTCAAATGCGATGCATTATGTGTTAAATCAACCTGTTTTAGGGGGGAAAGCTAGTATACATCTTATTCAACAACTCGCTGATGGACAAGTAAAAATTTGGATAGAAAATAGCGACAAGACCATAAAGTTATGGAAGTATTTTAATACGAATATGGCCTATACTTTAGAATATAACATAGAAAAATACTAATATGCGTTCTCCAACTTTATTTTTAATTCGCCCTAAAGGGGGGCGGAGATATGATAATATTAAGAAGTTTGGTGACATTGATTTTATAACCTCAAGTTCTCAAGAGGACCATAAGGTTTCCAATCGGTATGGCGAGGTTATTGCCACTCCTATAGGTTACAAAGGAGATATTGAGCCAGGAGATATGTTATTAGTTCACCACAATGTCTTTAAGAAATATTATGATATGAAGGGAAGAGAAAAATCTGGACCTTGTCATTTTCGTGATGATATCTTTATGGTTAACAATGATCAATTCTTTTTATATAAACATGACAATAAATGGCATACTCATTCTAGATATTGTTTTGTAAGGCCTTTAAATAATGAAAATTCCAACCTCTTCAACATGAACATCGAGAACAACAACCATTTGAGTTTGATTGGTCAAATAGTGTATTCCAATGATGAGTTAGAGGACATGGGGTTACATAAAGGGGATTTGATAACCTTTCAACCTCATTCGGAATATGAGTTTATGATAGAAGGCGAGAAACTTTATAGAATGTTTACACGTAATATATGTACAAAGATTTAGATGTAAGTAAATTAAAAGCACGTATTATTGAGGCTGGGCAAGAAGCTGTCAAGCAGCTCATTAATGTGGCTAAAGAAGAGATTATTAAGCCTGATCCCGAAGATGAATTGGCGGCTGATCGTTTAAAGAATGCAGCAGCTACTAAAAAGTTGGCTATTTTTGATGCCTTTGAGATTCTTAAAAGGATAGAGGAGGAAAAAGCTATTTTAGAAGGCACTGAAGTTTTAATGAACAACAATGCTACTCAGGGGTTTGCCGAGAGAAACTCAAAGTAGAATGGAAAATGTCCTATATGAAGTTATTGATCCTAAGATTCCCGCCGGGGCGAGACTTAAAAAAAACAAGGCTAAAACTTGGGACTATGGCTACCACCCAAAATATGATATGGTCGTCATCTCTAAAGATGGGACTTTAGGAGAAGTTTATGAGGTTAATGGGTTACGCATAGGCTTACCAAAAAATACTACCAAATTACCGAAAGGGGCTAACCGATGGGTGGCTTCGGATTACCCTAAAGAGCTACGTCGTCTAAAAACTATTTTTGATTGGAACAAGAGGGATAATGTCTATAAGAATAAATGGATTTCTTATATTGAAGAAGAATATAATAGACGAGATGATGGTCATTGGTTCATTAACAATGGAATAGAGACGTATATTACTGGCACCCACTATATGTATTTGCAGTGGACTAAAATTGATGTCGGCAAACCTGAGTTTAGGGAGTCTAATAGGATATTTTTTTTATTTTGGGAAGCGTGTGTTGCGGATACCCGTTCCTTTGGAATGTGTTACCTTAAAAACCGTCGTTCAGGCTTTTCTTTTATGAGTTCAGCAGAAGCCGTTAATACGGCTACTATTACCAGGGATGCTAGGATAGGAATACTATCAAAGACCGGGGCTGATGCCAAGAAGATGTTCACCGATAAGGTAGTTCCTATTTCCAATAATTATCCTTTCTTTTTCAAACCTATTCAGGATGGTATGGATAAGCCTAAGACAGAATTAGCTTATAGAGTTCCCGCTTCTAAGATTACTAGAAAAAACATGGACCAAGTCCACGATTTAGATGTTGATGGATTAGATACTGTTATTGATTGGAAGAACACTTCGGATAACAGTTATGATGGAGAGAAACTTATAAGACTTATACATGATGAGTCGGGAAAATGGGATAGGCCCGAAAACATCCTTAACAACTGGCGTGTTACTAAAACGTGTTTGCGTTTAGGAAGCAGAGTGGTAGGAAAATGTTTAATGGGGTCAACCTCTAATGCCTTAGATAAAGGAGGGGCTAACTTTAAAAAACTCTTTGAGGACTCCAACCCTACTCAGCGTAATGCAAATGGCCAAACGAAATCAGGATTATATTGTCTCTTTATTCCTATGGAATGGAATTTTGAGGGGTATATGGATGAGTATGGGTGGCCCATACTTGAGGACCCTGATGAACCTATTCAGGGGTTAGATGGAGGATGGGTCCATCAATCAGTCATTACCTATTGGAAAAACGAAGTAGAGTCTTTAAAGTCTGATCCGGATGCTCTAAATGAATTTTATCGTCAGTTTCCTCGTTCTGAGTCCCATGCCTTTAGGGATGAAAGTAAAAGTTCTCTATTTAATCTAACGAAAATATATCAGCAGATTGATTATAACGATTCTCTTATTCAAGGGAGATTACTTACAAAAGGAAACTTTCATTGGTATAATGGCGAAAAAGATGGCAACGTAATATGGACACCTGATCCACGAGGAAGGTTTTTTGTATCGTGGCTTCCACGTTTAGAGCTTCAAAATAATTCTTTAAAAAAGAATGGACGAAATTATCCTGGCAATGAACATTTGGGGTGCTTTGGATGTGATCCTTATGATATATCGGGAACGGTAGTTGGTAAAGGCTCTAATGGTTCATTGCATGGACTCACAAAATTCAATATGGATGACGCTCCAAGTAATGAGTTCTTTTTAGAATATATTGCTAGACCTCAGACAGCAGAGATATTTTTTGAAGATGTCTTAATGGCGTGTATTTTTTATGGGATGCCTGTATTAGCTGAGAACAACAAGCCGCGGTTGTTATACCATTTTAAAAATAGAGGCTATAGAGATTATTCTGTTAATCGCCCCGACAAAACTTATAATAGACTTTCTCGCAGTGAGAAGGAACTAGGAGGCATACCTAATAGTTCTGAAGATATTAAGCAGGCTCATGCTTCAGCTATAGAATCCTATATTGAAAAACACATAGGCTTAGATACTGAAGGAGTATATCGTGATCCCACGGAGATGGGATTAATGGCTTTTACTAGAACCTTAACTGATTGGGCTAAGTTTGATATTAATAATCGGACTAAGCACGATGCAGCTATAAGCTCAGGCCTAGCGATTATGGCTAATCAGAAGCATATGTATACTCCCATTAAGAAAGAGTCAAAAATAAAAGTTAACTTTGCAAGGTATAGTAACAAGGGCTCAATGAGTAAAATAATAAATAACGACGACTATGACAGGAATTGATTTAGTGATAGCTCCCATCAGTTTTCCATCACAAACAGCTACAGATGCAGAAAAAGCAAGTGAAGATTATGGACTTAGAATAGGTCAATCTATTCAGTATGAATGGTTCCGACGAGATGGTTCTACGTGTCGTTATTACAATCAATGGTTAGAGTTTCATCGATTAAGACTTTACGCTAGAGGAGAACAACCTATTGGTAAATATAAATCTGAGATTGCTGTAGATGGAGATATGTCCTATTTAAACTTGGATTGGACTCCTGTTCCTATTATTCCAAAATTCGTAGATATAGTAGTAAATGGAATGCATGATAGACTATTTACTGTACAGGCTTATGCTGTGGATGTTTTATCTGCGCAACATCGAGCTCAATTTCAGAAGATGATTGAAACGGATATGATTTCAAAAGATTTTCTTTTAAATACAAAAAAAGAGTTTGGCATTGATGGCTTCAATGTTTCTCCTGATGAAATCCCTGAAAGCGATGAGGAATTATCATTATATATGCAATTAAAGTATAAGCCTGCTATTGAGATCGCTGAAGAACAAGCCATTAAAACTATCTTAGACGAAAATTTCTACGACGACATTAGAAAGAGAGTAGATTACGACTTAACAGTGGTTGGCATAGGGGTAGTAAAACACGAGTTCCTTCCAGGGGCAGGTATAAAAGTTGAATATGTAGATCCGGCTAATATTGTATATAGTTATACTGAGGACCCTTATTTTAGGGACTGTTTCTATTGGGGTGAAGTTAAACAGGTTCCTATAACGGAACTCTATAAGATTAAACCTGACATTACTAAAGAAGAGGTAGTTGAAATCCAACAATATGCTACCGCTTGGTATGATTATTATGGCATTACTCGACAGTATAGAGATGATATTTTTGACAAGGACGTTATAACTCTATTGTATTATAATTATAAGACCACCAAGAAAATAGTTCACAAAAAGAAAAAGATGGCTCATGGTGGGCATAAGGTTATTCAAAAGGATGACACTTTTAATCCTCCTGTTGATGAGGCAGAAAGATTTGGGAAAATAGAAAAAACCATTGATGTTTGGTATGAGGGGATATTAATAATGGGAAGTAATTATCTTTTAAAATGGCAGCTATCTAAAAACATGGTTCGCCCTAAGTCGGCTTCTCAATATGCTCTTCCAAATTATGTTGTTACTGCACCTAGAATGTATAAGGGAGTTGTCGAGTCTCTTACTCGTAGAATGATAACTTTTGCTGATCTTATTCAAATGACTCATTTAAAACTCCAACAAGTTTTAGCCCGCATTGTTCCTGATGGAGTATATATAGATGCCGATGGAATCAATGATGTAGATTTAGGAACCGGGGCAGCTTACAATCCTGAAGATGCATTAAAGATGTATTTCCAAACTGGTAGTGTAATTGGAAGGAGTTATACTCAAGATGGCGAATATAACCATGCTAAGATACCGATACAGGAATTAAATTCGAATAGTGGCCAAAGCAAGATTCAGGCTTTAGTTAGCACTTACAATCATTATTTAGATATGCTTAGAGGTGTGACGGGACTAAATGAAGCTAGAGATGCTTCAACTCCCGATCCTAAGTCTTTGGTAGGGGTTCAAAAATTAGCTGCCTTAAACTCCAATACGGCTACTAGACATATTTTAGAAGGAAGTTTAAATATAACTAAAAGACTATCAGAGGCTCTAACGTGTAGGGTTGCCGATATTTTAGAGTACGATCCTTTTAGGCAGAAGTTCATTGACCAAGTGGGGCAATACAATGTTTCTATTTTGGATGAGATAAAAGACTTATATATCTATGATTTCGCCGTCTTTATAAAGGTGTCTCCCGATGAGGAGGAAAAAGCTAAATTAGAAGAGAATATTCAGATGGCTATGCAAAAAGAATCTATTACCTTAGAAGATGCCATTGACATTCGCCAAGTAGGAAATCTTAAATTAGCTAATGAGTTATTAAAAGTAAAACGCAAACAGAAACAAAAGCAAGACCAAAAGAGAGAGGACCAAATCCAGCAACAGCAAAGTGAGCAACAAATGCAAATCCAGCAGGCAGCTGCCCAAGCTGAAATGCAAAAAGTTCAAACAGAGATACAAGCTAAGATGCAACTTGCTCAGGCAGAAACTCAAGGTAAGATAAGTCAATTAGAGGCTGAAGCAGGTCTAAAAGAAAGACTTATGACCAAAGAGTTTGAATTTAATATGCAACTTAAAGGAGCCGATAGTTCTAATATTCAAAAACGAGAATCTCTTAAAGAAGCAGCAAAAGATAAAAGAATTAGTCAGCAAAATAGTCAAAACTCTCAATTGATACAACAGAGAAAACAAAACTTAGGGCCTATAAACTTCGAGTCTAATGAGGATACTTTAGATGGATTTTCGCTCTCGCAGTTCGATCCTCAGTAAAAAGTAAAAAACTTTTACTAACTTTGTAATAAATCAAATCAAATCTAATGGCTGACATTAAAATAAAAGATATTGGCGCAGCAGAAGAAAAAGGCACCCAAGTTGTGGAAGCCGAACTTCTAGCCAAACATGAGTCGCAGCAAGAAACCGTCGAGGCTGAGACTGTTGATGCAAGTATTGAAACTACCGATGTGGAAGTTGATGTTCCTGCTGATACAAACAAAGAAATAGATGACGAAAGCGTTCTTTCATATATTAAGAATAGATACAATAAAGACATCAGCTCTGTTGATGAATTGTTTGAAACCACTAGGGGCAACGAAGAATTGCCCGAAGATGTGGCTACTTTTTTAAAGTACAAACAAGACACCGGTAGAGGTATTGAAGATTTTGTTCGTTTGAATAGAGACTTTGATAGCGCTGATGATGATAGGTTATTAGAAGAATATTATCGTGAAACTAACCCTCATTTAGATTCTGAGGATATAGAGTTTGAAATTGATAGCAAGTTTGCTTACGATGAGGACTACGATGATGAGGGAGAAGTTAAGAAGAGAAAAATAGCCAAAAAACAAGAACTTGCTAAAGCCAAGGATCATTTCACAAAACTAAAAGAACAATATAAGGCTCCACTTGAGTCAAGGGAAGTTGGTAGTTCAGATAGTAGCGATGAAGGATATAAGGCTTATCAGGAATATGTTGCTGAATCGAAAACGGTACAGGACCAGCAGAAAAAAAAGCAAGATTACTTCTTTAAAAAGACAGACGAATTATTTAATGCGGAATTTGAAGGTTTCAAGTTTAATGTAGGGGATAAAGACGTTATGTTCAAGCCAGGGGAAACTCAGGCTATAAAGAAAAATCAAGCCAATGTCAACAACTTCATTAATACTCATTTAGATGAGAACGGGATGTTGAAAGATGCTGAACAATACCATAGGTCGTTATCAGTAGCGATGAATCCAGAGTCCTTTGCGAACTTTTTTTATGAGCAAGGAAAGGCTGATGCTGTAGAGAGCAGTGCTAGAGAGTCCAAAAACATTGATATGCGGAGGGCTCCTGAAAGTGTTACTCGTGGCGGATTTAAAGTTACGGGTACACCACCACCATCGAGGAGCAATGGATTAGTTATTAGAAGTAACAAGAAATGATTATTATTAAAAAAATTAAAATTTAGATATTATGCCAGGATCAGTCCAGGCTGTACCGGGTTATGATTTAACCCCGTCAGCAATTAAAGCGACCTTGCCTACTAACTATATTACCAACTTCGATTTTATGAATCAGTATTTACCTGATACTTATGAGAAGGAGTTTGAGAGATATGGTAACAGGTCAATCGCTTCATTTTTAAGGCTCGTAGGTGCCGAATTACCTACAAACTCTGACTTAATTAAATGGGCAGAGCAAGGAAGATTACATACTAAGTATACCTTATGTACGGCTCAAGCTCCAGTAGGTGGAGGTGCTGCATTAAGACAACAATTCGTGATTACCGATCCGGGTATTACAGAATGTGTATACAGAGTAGGACAAACAGTCTTTCTAACATCTAACGCAGCAGGAGGTGTTTTTGCTAAAGGCGTTATTACAGCAGTAGATTTAGCTGCTCCATCATTTACAGTAGCTTACTATGTAGCTGGTGCAACTCCAATTGCCGCTCCAACTGTATGTACAGCATTTGTATATGGTTCAGAATTTGCAAAAGGAACACAAGGAATGTTGGGCTCTAATGAGTCTGAAGATATTTTCTTCGACAACAAACCAATCATCATTAAGAATCGTTACACTGTAGCTGGTTCTGACATGGCTCAGATTGGATGGGTTGAAGTAACTTCAGAAAACGGAGCTACAGGATTCTTGTGGTACATAAAATCAGAGCACGATACTCGTTTGAGATTTGAAGATCAATTAGAGATGGCGATGGTAGAGGGTGTACAAGCAGAAAATTTATCAGGTGCAGAGAATGCGTTAAGTACGTCTACTCCAGCTGCTGGTACAGTTAATGCTGGTACTGAAGGTCTATTCGACGCTATATCAGGATTCTCAGCCTTCACAACAGGTAGAGGTAATGTATGGTCAGGTGGTAACCCCACTGTACTTGCTGATTTTGATGCTGTTATCCAAAGACTAGACAAGCAGGGTGCAATCCAAGAGAATGTAATCTTCTTGAACAGACAGTTTGGATTTGACATCGACGATATGTTGGCTGCTCAAAATTCTTATGGAGCTGGTGGAACTTCTTACGGATTGTTTGATAACGATTCTGAGATGGCCCTTAACCTTGGATTTACAGGATTCAAGAGAGGCTATGAGTTCTACAAAACTGATTGGAAGTATTTGAATGACGCTACTCTTAGGGGTGGATTAACTTCAGGTATTGTCAATGGAGTTATGGTTCCTGCTGGTACTACTAGTGTATATGATCAGGTTTTAGGCAAAAATGCTAAAAGACCATTCTTACACGTAAGGTACAGAGCATCAGAAACGGAAGATAGAAGGTACAAAACTTGGATTACTGGTTCTGCTGGTGGTGCAAGGACTAGCGATCTTGATGCAATGGAGGTTCATTTCCTATCGGAAAGAGCTCTTTGTGTCATGGGTGCGAACAACTTCTTCATGTTCCAGGACTAGAATGACAGAAGGGGGAGGGCAACTTCCCCCTTTTTTTTATAATCTAATTAAATCGAATCAAGTGAAAAAGAAAGAATTAAAAGATAGGATATATGTCCTAAAAGGAGGTACGGCTCCTTTATCATTTATGTTGGCATCACGCCACACCCGTAGACATCCATTATTGCATTTTGATGAAAAAACCCACACCAATAGAGAGCTAAGGTATGCTAGAAACCAAGGTTCCCCTTTTGTAGATGAGCAAGATGATAACGCTATTATTGAGCCCATCGTTTTTGAAGATGGCTCTTTGATGGTTCCTAAAAGCAATATTGCTTTACAAGATTTTTTATCTTATCATCCTGCCAATGGTCAGAAGTTTGAAGAAAAAGATGAGCAAGTAGAGGTTGCCGAAGAGTTGAGTTATCTTCAGCGTGAGGTGGATGCTTTGTCAGTAGCCAAAGATTTAGATATCAATATGATGGAAATGATTTGCCGTGTAGGTATGGGTAGCAATGTTGATGCAATGACAAGTGCAGAATTAAAGAGAGATGTGTTTGTGTATGCTAGAAACAACCCCACTGAATTTTTAGATCTTATTGAAGATCCTAGATTGGAGATGACTAATTTTGTTTCTAACCTAATGGCTCAAGGGCATCTAGGGGAACGCAACAATGGCAGGGAGATTTTTTATAATCTTAAAAACAACAAGAAGCGGTTGATGACTGTTCCTTTTGGCGAAGATCCCAAGTCTGCATTAATAGCATTTTTCCAAAGTGATGAAGGGTTAGAGGCCTATGAATATCTCAAGAAAATAAGTAAGAAATAATTACTATCTTTGTAGGGTTATATTTTTTTTAACCATAAATTTTTTACAATGGAAAAGTTTTTAAACATTACAGGAACCGCAACGGCGGCTTATGCAGGAAGGCAATTAGTCTCATGCAATGGAATTAAGACAATTAGATCGGCTACGGCAGCAAACACAGCTACTCTTATTGAATATCACGATGGAACCACTACTACTATTACTACGGCAGCACAAGTAGGATTTGATGTAGTGTTAGCTGTGACTGACCATGTTAAAGCCGCTTTAGAGACTTCATGGACTAAACCCGTTTATGATTGTACGTTGCCTAAAGCAATTGCTGCTGCAGGTATCGTTAACGCTTAGGAGTTATACTGTCATTTATTAGAGAAGAGTGGTTTAAATTAAACTACTCTTTTTTTTTGCTATCTTTGTAATAAATCCCACGATATGATTAACGAAGTTAGGAACACTGTTATGGCCATCTTAAACAAAGATAATAATGGTTACATCACTCCCGCTGAATTTAATTTATTTGCCAAACAAGCCCAACTAGAATTATTTGAAGAATACTTCTATGACTACAACAATTGGCTTATAAAGCAAAATCAGGGTAATGGCAGAGAGATAAGGCTATCCAATAGTGGGTATGCCGATATTCCTCAATCCTATGAGCAAGTTATAGATAGCTTTTCTTCTCAAGCCAATTGTCCTTTTGCTCTTATCCAAATAGATGCCACTACCGTATGGAATGGAACCGACTTTGTGGTAGGAGAATTAGTTACTCAAGCAGTAAGTGGTGCAACAGGCACAGTAACGAGTTTTGAAGTGTATGGAACCGTAAAGGTATTAAGATTAACTATACCAGCTGCATTAGCATTTGATACCACCAATGCTATTACTGCACCAAGTGGTGCGTCATTAGCGGGTGTAGTAAATCCAGGGGAATATATAAAAGTGGATGCAAGTGCGGATAACTTTAAACTCCCTGAAGATTGGTACTACATAAACTTTATTAGGTATGGGGGGAGTACAGAGGTAGAGAAGATTCATAACAACCAAATATTATTATCTCAAGGCTCTGTATTAGCCGGGGCTAGTTTAACCTATCCCACCTATTTTCAGCAAGACAATTATCTAGTTGTAGCCCCTGCCACCATAACAAATCAGATTGTCGCT